GTCTGCTGTTACCAAAACGCAGATTATCGGCGGCATCGACGCAAGCACCGGCGCCAAGAAAGGCCTGGAATGCTTAAACGATGTATTCCCGCTGTTCGGCATGGTGCCCGGCATGGTACTGGCACCAGGCTGGTCTGACGATCCGGAAGTTGCGGCAGTGATGAAAGCCAAAGCCGGCAACATCAACGAGCACTTCAAGGCTATTGTTCTGACCGATGTTCCCACTGACGAAGTAACGAAATACTCCGAAGTGTCTGCATGGAAGAACAACAACAGCTACACCGGAGAGAATCAGGTTGTTTGCTGGCCTATGGTTCGCCTGGGCGACGTGCTGTATCATCTGTCCACCCACATGATGGGCGTTATTTCCCAGACTGACAGCGCAAACGACGACATTCCGTTCGTCAGCCCGTCCAACAAAGCGATTCAGATTAACGGCACCTGCCTTGCTGACGGTACCGAGGTTATCCTGGGGCCTGCGGAGGCTGCCTATCTGAACGGCCAGGGCATCGTAACGGCGCTGAATTTCATCGGCGGTTGGAAATCCTGGGGCAACCGTACCGGCTGCTACCCCGGAAACACCGACGCAAAAGATGCGTTCATCTGCATCCGTCGTATGTTCAACTGGCATGCGCAGACCTTTATCCTCACTTACTGGGCAAAGGTTGACGCTCCGATTAACAAACGGCTGATTCAGACCGTACTGGATTCTGAAAACATCCGGCTGAACGGCTTGGCTGCCCGTGGCGCTATCCTCGGCGGCCGTGTGGAATTCCAGGAAGAAGAGAACCCGACCACCAACCTGCTGGACGGCATCATTCGGTTCCATACTTACCTGACCCCGCCGACCCCGGCACGGGTTATCGAAGATGTAATCGAGTACGACCCCAGTTATTTCAATACGCTGTTTAGCTAAGAGGAAGGAGGATAACACATGAACGTACCTGAAAAGTTAATTAACTTCCGTGTATATCAGGACGGTGCCGATCTGTTAGGCGTTGCCGATGTGTCCCTGCCGAGCCTCGAGGCTATGACCGAGACTGTCAAAGGCGCAGGCGTTGCCGGCGAAGTAGATTCCCCGGTGCTGGGCCATTACGGTTCCATGGAACTGCAGCTGAACTGGCGTGTCCTGTACAAACCGAATGCAATGCTGTCCGCACCGAAAGGCGTTATGCTGGATATGCGGAGCGCAACCCAGGTTAAGGATTCCGAATCCGGCGCCTTCGTTGTGCAGAGCACCAAAGTCATCGCCCGTGGCGTACCGAAGAACACGGAACTGGGCAAGCTGGACGTTGGCACTACCAGCGACACCAGCAGCACCATTGAAGTGGACTATCTGAAAGTCACCATCAACGGCGAAGATGTAATCGAACTGGACAAGTACAATTACATCTGCAAGGTTGGCGGCGTGGACTATCTGTCCGAAGTGCGTGAAGCATTGGGATTATAACGAAAAACAAATTGAGCCTGCCCTTTAATAGGGGTAGGCTCTTTTTTTGTAAGGAGGAAAAGAGACATGGCTTACAAGATTTATAACCGGGAAAAACTTTTTGAAGCATTAAACAAACTGTCCGGAAGGGATTTTGCGGAGGCAGAACGGCAGGCACGGCTGGAGGGAGATACCTCCGTCGACATCGGCACGTCCCGTACGTTCTATGCGGCCGTAGCAGCCAAAGCATTGAACAAGCCGTTGCCGGATATTATGGAACTCCCGATGCGGGAATACTTTGCGATTACCGGAGATGTCGGCTCTTTTTTGCTGACCCCGGAGGAAAGCCTATCAACATTACAGCATTCCTCCGACAAACAGCAGTAAGGCTGGCACAGGGAGGCTACGGACCAATACCGTTTTGGTGGGAGATGCCTTTCGAGGAACTGAGCGAATGGGTAGACACCATCAGCAAAGAGGCGGTAAAGAAGTGAGGTGGTCTTTTTGGCAAAAACATTTCAGTTTACATTTGCAATTAACGGTTTAGTGAGCCAGGGATTCACCGGCTCCATGAACACAGCCCGCAACGGACTCATATCCTTGCAGAAACAAAGCAGGGATTTGAAGTCGCAGATGAGAGAGTTAGATGCGGCGCTGTACAAAAACGAAATAGACTTTGAAGGCTATGCGCAGAAGACAGCCAAAGTCAAGAACCAGTTGAAACAGTTGGAGCTCCAGCAGGACAGACTGAACCGGGTAATGACGGCAAAGTCGAACCTTAAGAACGCTGCCTCCCAGTTTGCCGGGCTGGCTTTGGGTGTGTATGCGGCCGCACAGCCTGTCATCGGCATGATAAACACTGCCGCAGAATTTGAGCAGGGCATGTCCAAGGTCGGGGCGATTACCCGGGCAAGCGCAGAAGATATGGCGCTGTTGACAGCCAAAGCAAAAGAACTCGGACGGCAGACACAATTCACCGCCCGCCAGTCTGCGGATGCCATGAGTTATTTAGGCATGGCAGGATGGAACACGCAGGAAATCCTAAAAGGTATGCCGGGGCTGTTGAACCTGGCAGCTGCCGGCGGTACAGACTTGGCCAGAACGGCGGATATCGTTTCTGACGATCTGACAGCGTTCGGACTTGCGGCAGATCAGGCCGGGCACATGGCGGACGTATTCGCTTACACCATCACCCGGACGAACACTAATGTCGAGATGCTGGGCGAAACCATGAAGTATGCGGCACCGGTTGCACACGCATTCGGAGCAAGCATGGAAGAAACGGCAGCCCTTGCAGGCCTGATGGCGAACAGCGGTATCAAAGCCTCGCAGGCTGGCACGGCATTGCGTAGCGGGTTCTTACGGTTGGCAGGTCCTCCGAAACAGGCCGCCAAGGCGATGGAAGCCCTGGGCATGGATATGTCCGAAATGTCCAAGCAGCAGGCAGAGGCGCAGGCCGCCATGAAGGCATTGGGCATTCAGTTGTCCGATACCAGCGGCCCACGGAAGATGTCTGCCATTATCACGGAACTGCGAAACAAAATGCAGGGGCTCGGCAAGGAAGAGAAGCTGGCCACCATGAGCGCCATATTCGGGAAGAATGCTTCGACGGGTTGGCTTGCGGTTATCGACTCCGCACCGGAGAAGTTTGACCAGCTCGTAAACGAGATGGACAAATGCAACGGCGAAGCGGAACGCATGGCCAAGACGATGAACAACAACGCCAAAGGCGCAATGACACGGCTGAAATCCGCCATGGAATCGGCGGCCATTTCCTTTGGTAGTGCGTTCCTTCCGGCGCTGGCTGACGCAGGAGACGGCCTTGCCAAATTCGCAGGACTTGTCGGCGATGCGGCAGAGAAACATCCGGTGTTGGTGCAGTCCCTCGGAATGATTGCTGCGGCGATGACAGGGGCGGCATTAGCTATGAAAGCGGCAGGCGTAATCTATGCGGCCTACACCGTAGTTACTGAGGCGGCTACTGCCGGAACGTGGGCGTTCAATTCGGCGCTGTTGGCAAACCCCATCGGGCTGGTCGTTGTGGCTGTCGCAGGTTTGATAGCTGCCGGGTATGCCCTGTATAAGAACTGGGACAAGGTAAGCGCCGGGCTCGTTGCCGGTTGGGAATGGGTAAAAACAACGGCGTGGAATTTCCTTACCTCGTTACCGGAGAAAGCAGGATATGCGGTCGGTTATGTCATCGGCTGGTTCAAGACCCTGCCGGAGAGGATAATCGGGATATTCAAAAGCCTGGACAGTGTCGGGCAGACATTTATCAGCATGGCTATTGACTGGGGCAAGAGTGCCGTCAACGGTTTAATTGATGCGTTCCTGAATCTTCCCAGCCGGTTGTACGGTATCGTTTCCAATGCCTGGGAACGTGCAAAAGCTTCATTCAGCAAAGGAGAAGCTTCTGCCTCTGCCGGGGTCGCACAGAATGCTTCCGGCGGTATCTATGGCAAGGGCGCATTCCTTACGACCTTTGCGGAGAACTCGGGCGAATCTGCCATACCGCACACGCCGAACCGCAGGAACATATCTTTGCTGGCGAAGACCAACGAGATTATGGGCAACCCGTTAGGCGGAGGCGGTATCAACGCAACCTTTGCCCCGGTTATCAATGTTTCCGGAAGTGCGGATGCCTGGCAGATTAGTCAGATGATGGACGAAAAGATGCATGAGTTTGAAGCCATGCTGAAGCGTGTGGCGGATAATCGCAGGAGGGTTTCCTATGCCTAAGACTTACACAACGATTCAGGGCGACTGCTGGGACGGTATTGCCAAAAAGATGTACGGCAGCGAAGCCGGAACCAATATCTTATTGGATGCCAACAGCACGTACGCTGAAACAGCGGTATTTGGCGCAGGAGTGGTTTTAAATGTGCCGGACTATGTGCCGCCCAAGACGGACCTCCTCCCGCCATGGAGGCGATAATATGCAAGCGAAAAGGGTTATTGCGCAAGTCAAGTATGACAACAAGGATATATCCGCTGACCTTGCCGGGTTCCTTAAGGGGTTAAGCTACACCGACAATATGTCCGGAGAGGCCGACACGTTAGATCTGACGCTTGAGGACAGGCAGGGATTATGGCAGAGCGACTGGCTCCCGGACAAAGGGGCTACGTTGGAAGCTTCGCTGCTGTCTACAAACTGGGATTCTTTGTACGAAGGAAGCAAGGACCTGAAGCTGGGGCTGTTCGAAATAGACGAAATCTCCAGTTCCGGGTACCCTTCCGAAGTGCAGATTCGTTCCGTTTCTGTTCCGGACAACAACAAACTCCGGGGCGTGGAGCGGACGAGAAGCTGGGAGAAGGCAGAGCTGAAAACGATTTGCAACGATGTGGCCACCGGTGCCGAGATGGAGCTTGTCTTCGACACGGAGCAGAATCCGAAAATCGACAGAGCCGAGCAGACAGAGCAGTCTGACTTGGCTTTTTTGTTGGCTCTGACCCGGGACCAGGGGCTGGCTCTGAAGATACACGAAAAGAAAGTCGTTGTATTCGATGAGACGAAATACGAGGAAGAAGAAGCCAAAATCACGATAGTGAAACCCCGTACGATGTTTGTTCCGTCGGGAGACCAAGCCTATGTGCTGAATGTGCTGGGATATTCGTTGAGCAACAAGACAAGGGATATCTACAAGGCCTGCCATGTAAAGCATCAGCAGAGCAAAACCAAGGCCGTTATCGAGGCGACTTTTACCGACCCAGACAAAAAGGACAAGGAAGGAAAGACGCTGGAGATAAAGGAGCAGGTGGAGACGATAGCGGATGCCGAACGCCTGGCAAAGAAACGGCTCCGGGAAAAGAACTGCAACGAATGGACTGGCAGTTTTACGGTTGTCGGCAATTTCAACCTTGTGGCTGCCGTGACCATCAACCTGCTGGGCTTCGGAAAGTTTGACGGGAAATACATTATCACAAGGGCTTCTCACAGCATCGGCAGCGGGTATCAGACAAGTATTGATGTAAGGCGGTGCCTCAATGGATATTAGAGATATTTTCCGTATCGGGAAAGTGAGCGACCAGAACGGTAAAAACGGAACGGTCCGTGTCACCTTCCCGGACAAAGACGACCTTGTCAGCGGGGAGCTGCCGGTTGTCATGATAGGCAGCCATGGTACGAAAGAGTACCATATCCCCGAAGTGGGAACGCAGGTGCTGTGTTGTTTCCTTCCGAACCCGTCCGGGCGTGGCATGAACGACGGCTTTGTTATCGGAGGCTTTTACTCTACGGAAGATCCGCCGGAGGAAACCGACCCGAAGGTGCGGTGCATCAAACTGCCGGACGGCTGCTATATCAAGTTCGACGGAGCAGGAAATATTGAGATACACGCCACCGGGAACCTTACGCTTACCGGTGCAAGAATCGACTTGAACTAAGGAGGGATAGACATGCCGGCGGTTACAAGGCTTGGAGATTTGGACACCGGGCATGATGCCTGTCCGCCTACTGCATTGAACGGCGCCAGCGGGAACGTCTTCACGAACGGCAAAGGAACCGGGCGTGTCGACGACCCCTATGTGCCGCACGGCTGTGTAGCACACCCGACACATACGGCGCATATCGCAGACGGAAGCGGTACCGTCTTTGTGAACGGTATCAAAGTCGGACGAATCGGCGACCCTGTGGACTGCGGCGGAAGCGTGGCGCAAGGCAGCGGA